CCTTGAGTAGAAACATCGCGGTGGAAACGACTCCCGTAAATTCCTTGAGTGTGGCCCCCCGATAATTGTGTCTTATGGGTAGGCCAGTTAATCACGACGTTAAGAGGGCGATGGCGGCCACGGGTAAATCCAGAGCGACCGTCTACCTACAGCGCAAAAAGGTGGAGGCCCAGCCGCTCGTAAAGGCGAAGGGCGGCGGGCTGGACGTGGAGATCCAGCGGCTTGAGGATCTGGCAGCGAGCCTAGGCGAATCAGCAAAGGACGACACAAGGGCCGACCGCTCTGAACTGATCAGCAACTACACAAAGCTAGTGGAAGCACTGCGCCGCATGAAGGGCGACCGGCCAGACATTGACCAAGCGGAGGGCACGATGGTGCCGGTGGATCAAGCCGACAAGGTACTGGCCGCAAGGGATAACGCACTTGTGCCACTACTCAAAGGGATGGCAAAGCGGTTGGCGCCGATCTGTGCCAATCGCCCAGCGGTTGAGGTTGAGGCCGAGGTCGAGAACGAAGTCGGGCAGATCATGCGTCAGGTAGAGGCAGCTCTGTGACCAAGGCTCAAGAGGAGCTACGCCGACGAGCACGCATACGCTGGCACTACGAAAAGCCACCAGGGGTGATCGAGTGGGCGGAGCGAAACATCCAGCTAGACAGCAGGCTGACGGCTCGGCCGGGTTTATACAACACGACGTGGACGCCTTACGTGCGGGGGGTACTGGAAGCACTGGCCGATCCGGGCGTTCACACGGTCACGCTTTGCTGGGGGTCGCAAACAGGCAAGACGCTGACGCTGGCCATCTGGCTGGCGTACAGGATTGCGAACGATCCAGCGCCTGCACTGCTCGTCATGCCAAACGCGGATCTGGCTAGGTCATACAGCGAGACGCGACTGACTCCGATCTTTGAGAAGTGCAAGCCGGTGAAGCGACTATTTCCGCAAGATCTGGACGACTTAAAGATCCTAGAAATGCAGTTCGCCACGATGACGCTTTCTCTGGTTGGCAGTAACAGTCCGGCCAATCTTTCCTCACGCCCGATCTGCATCGCCGTTCTTGACGAGCTGGATTCTTTTGCAGCTCCATCCGAAAAGGATGCGGCCGCTTACTCCCTAGCGTTGGAACGGACAAAGGCGTTCCCACAACGTAAGCACGTACTGACTTCGACTCCGACGCTCAACACCGGCGACATCTGGATCAATTACCAAGCCGGAACGCAGGAAACTTTCCACGTCCCTTGCCATGCTTGCGGTGAATATCAAGCGATGGAGTTCGGTCAGATCCGATGGGATGAAACGGCACGATCGGAGGATGGCAAATGGGATATGCGAAAGGTGACGGAAACTGCCGCCTATTACTGCACAAAGTGCGACGCCCCGTGGAGCGAGCGCAACCGCCGCCAATCGATCGAGCAGGGCAAATGGGTGGCGGCAAACGCAAGCTCGGAGGCTGGCCGTCGATCGTTTCGCCTGCCGAGCTGGTACTCACCGACAATCACGTTCGCTGATTGCGCTAAAAAGTTTTTGACGGAAAAGCATTATCTGCACGGGTTGCAAGGATGGGTGAACGGGTGGAGCGCGATGCCTTGGGAAGATCAGTTTGACGACAACGAGCTAAACAATATCCCGCCCGGAGCCTTTGCCAAAAACCAGGACTGGGAAACGGATCACATTAAGCTGGCCGCAATCGACAGGCAGATCGACGAGTTTTGGTTTGTGGTGCGTGCGTTTGCCAGAGACGGATCGAGCAGACTGATTGAGGAAGGCCGGCGGAGAACGATCGAGGACGTGGCTCACACACTGGCCGAGCTAGGCGTGAAGAACATCCACACCTGTATTGATTCAGGTTATGAGGCTCACGACACATATAGATTGGCGGCGCGATACGGATTCATCGCGGTAAAGGGTGAGGATCGCCAATACTACTATATCGAAAGCCAAGCCGGGCGGATGAAGTCGGTGCACAGCTCGGATCAGCCAACGGATGCAGGCTGTCGCCTGCTCCTTCTCAGCTCTCCGGCCTGCCAAGATTTGCTGGCTTGGTTGCGGAGAGGGCAGGGGCCGCTGTGGGAAGTGGCCCATGACGTAAGCCCGGAATACCGCGAGCACATGGCCAGCCACAGAAAGGCACATCGCATTAACCGCAAGACTGGCAAAGACGTTTATGAGTGGATCCGAGTAAAGGGCAGACAAGACCACTTATACGATTGCGAAACTTACCTGGCTGGATTTGCGGTGTGGGGGAAGGTGATTCAAGCGGAAGCAGCGATGGCACAGGAGGCGAAGGTATGATTGACACGATGGGAACGGAGTCGTGGATCGTGCTCTCCTTTTTTCCCTTTGGATTCAGAGCAGCAAAAACGCAACCGCGTTGCTGCTGGCCTTGGAGTCTATTGCCGCTGGGCAGGCAACCGTTTTTCAAAACGGAGGCCGGACAATGATTAACGCAAGTGTGGCTGGCAAATCGTTCAGCTACCAAGTCACCGCCGGCATCACGCCCGTTGAGGTGGCGAAAGCAGCTCTGGACGGCTGGCGTTTAATTCAGGGTAAGAACGACGCCGAGGTGGCCGCAATCTTTACAGGCGATCAGAGCCTCGTCACCTACCCACGGTTTAAGGAAACCACCTACTAAAATGGACATCGTCGGCAAAGTAATTTCTAGCTGGTCGCGTATGGTGCAGGCCGCCCGGCACGATCCACGCAAACGCCGCTGGGTAGACGCCCAACTGGCCGACACAAAGCTAGACGTCAGCTCCGCATCCCGGCAATCGATCGCCGCACTATCCCGCTGGCTTTGTTACAATAGTGCTATCGTTCGCGGGGCGATTGATACGATGACGCGGAACGCGATCGGCGCCGGCATCAAATGCCAAGCCAGGACAAAGGACGAGGGCTGGAACAAGGCGACCGAAGAGTGGCTTGCGATGTGGGAAGGATCTTGCGACGTGCGCGGGATCCTCACTTACCAAGCGATGCAGCAAGTGGCCACCCGCACAATGCTGCGCGATAACGAGATATTCATTCTTTTAACCGATAACGGCGACGGCTGGCCGATGTTGCAGATGGTGGAGGGGCACCGCTGCGAAACTCCGTCTTACGTGAAGGACGACGCCAAGATTTTCGACGGAGTTCGGATGAACAAGTTTGGCCGCCCTTTAAGCTACTACATTCGCACTGGCATAAACGGCGACACGTTCACAGAAGTGCAGGCTGCTGATCTGATTCTGTTAGCAGAACGGGACAGGGCAGACGAAGTGCGGTCGCTATCCAAGCTCGCATCGTGCATCAATCTGCTACTGGATCGGGACGAGATTCTGGACTATGAGATGCTGGCCTGTAAGCGGGCAGGGCAGATCGGGATGGCTATCGAATCGACGACTAACTCTGGCCCCGGATTCTTTAACCCGACAGAAACCGATTCAACAAATCTAACCACCGACAACCTTTTTGGCGGTGGTGCCCTGGTCAACGTTCCAATGGGCAAGACACTGCGTGAGATCAAAAACGATCGGCCCAGCCAAAACTTGCAGCAGCACATGGATCAGTACATCCGGGCAGTGGCATCTGGCCTTGGCGTACCTTACGCCTACATCTGGTCGCCTAACGAGCTGACCGGCCCAAGCCAGCGGTTTGTTCTCGCCCAGGCACAACGCCGATTCGATGAGATTTCAGACGCGGTGATCGAGCAGATGCTGAAACGGGTTCGCAAGTGGGCACTTGCCAAGGCGATCAAACGTGGTGATCTGACTCCGCCCAGGGGGATGACGATGTGGTGGGAAGCGGTCTATCACACCCCAGCCCGCACTACGATCGACGCCGGCCGGGACAGCGCAGCGGATCGGGAAGATCTAAAAATGGGAATTAAGACTCTTGCCGATATTAGCGCAGAGCGCGGATCGGATTGGCAGGAGATCGTAAATCAGAAGATCGCCGAGCAGATCTACATTAAGCAAAAGGCACAGGAAGCTGGGCTGACTATGGCAGACGTGCAGATCACTGGCGCACCCGCTGCTCCTACTCAACCCGTGGCAGTTACGCCACCGGCCGCACCGCTGCCAGAGGATACGACCGTACAGCCCCAGCTTGCGGAAGCGATCGAGCCAGTGCAGGCATCAGTTCCATCCACGGAAACCTTCACAATGCGTGACGAACCAGATTTTACGCTTACCGCAAAAGAGATGAACATGGTGGTGAAAGCGATCGGGATCGGGGCAAAGCCAAAAACAAAAAAGAAAAAGTAGTTGATTAAGCCTGCCGAGTAGGAGCAGGCTTGGCGCATGGAAGGCGTAGGAGGAATTGTATATAGCTTACTTATTGTCGCAGCTTTCGTGTTAGGGGTGCTCCTCTTGCTTTTGCCCGTGTTTGTTTTTCAGATTGCGAACTCATCAACTCGTAGCGAAGAATTACTAAAGAAGGCGATCGCGGAACTAGAAAAATCCACTTACGAGTTAAAAAAGATTAACGCCCACCTGACTCCAGCACCTCCAGAAATGGAGTAATTTGACACGCCATGCGCGGGCATGGCTCAAAAACTATTTAAGGGAATTTCTGTCATCACCGCTGGCCCTGCTTTGGGTCACGGGATGGTCATCGACGCAGACACTCTGGAACAAGTTGTCCAGGCTGGTAACGATCTAGGTCAGGTCAAGGTACTCTCTGACCACAGCTCTAGTGTATCCAACATAATCGGTTACCTAGAAAACTTTACCTTAGACGGCGGCCGTGTTCGTGCGGATCTCACTTTGTTTGAAAGCCACGAGGGCTTTGCCTATTTCAGCGAATTAATTGGCACACTCCCTGGGCAGATCGGATTTTCCATCAGCTTCAGTGGCGTGCCAAGGATGGCAGAGGACGGCACCCAACTGGCTGACGTCAGCACGCTCTATTCCGTCGATCTTGTGACTACCCCAGCGGCCAATCCGACAGGCGTTTATTCCGCACGGGTTGACACACGCAAATCGCTTAATATGGATACAACCGTAAAAGAATCAGCGCCGGTTATCGAAGCCGCGCCCGAAGCACCGGCGGCCCCGGCGTTTAATGCCGAGCAGGCCATCGCCGCTCTCTCTGCCCGCATCGACGAACTGGTTGGTAAATTTGCCGCCAAGTTTGAAGCCGTGGTCGAGGATGCTCCCGCAGTAGCCGAAGCACCCGTGGCAGAAGAAGCACCCGCTGTCGAAGCGGCTCCTGCACCCGAAGCCAGCGCAAATCTGGAATCTAACGACAAGATCGTCGCTCTCGAAACCAAGCTCGCTCGCCTCACTGTCGAGCTGGAAGCCAGCAAAGGCACCCAGCCCGTCGAAATCAGCGATTCCAAACCCCTTTCCCGTAATGAACTTCTCGCGAAGTTTAACGCGGAAAAAGATCCCCGTCGTGCGGCGGAGATTTTCAACCAAATCAAGCTCGCACGATAACCAAGAAAGAAGGATAGAACTATGGCAAACAGCCTCGCAACAACGAGCAACGGCAAAGTCGTAGCACAACGTGCTCTCGAATTGCTGGTTGAAAACTACTCATGGATCGCTTCCGGCGTTTCCGATTTTTCGGACGCTACCGCCCGCAAGGGTGACGCGATCGTAACCCACACTGTCTCCATTCAATCCGCCTCGGATTATTCCAGCACGGCCGGATACGTGGCTGGCGACGCAACCCAGACCGATGTGGTTGTGACGCTCTCCAACTTCAAGCACGTTTCCTACGCTTTGAATGATGACGAGCGCACCAGCTCCTCGATCAACTTGGTCGAGCGCTTCGCGGCTCAAGCGGCACACGCTCTCGGAAAGAGCATGGTCGACACCGTTCTCGCGCTGGTAACCAACAGCAACTACACCACGACCGCCACCATCGCGGCCGGTGCAGTGACCTTTGGTTCCATCGTCGACATCGCGGCTCAGTTGAACAGCGCAAAGGCCCCTATGGGTGGACGGTTCGCCGTTCTCAGCCCTACCAACTACGCCAATCTTTCTAAAGATTCCGTGGTTGTTGCTAACGGCCAGCGCTCCACCGACCTCGTCGGCGGATCCAGCATCGGCGAAGTGCACGGCGTGAACGTATTTAACTACGCTTCGTTGCCCTCTGCGGTATCGAAAGGATTCATCGCCCAACAGGAAGCGATCATCGTGGCGGCTCGTCTGCCCGAGATCCCGAATGTTGAGTTCAGCGGCACCGTTGCCAACGTGACGGAAGCTAAGAGCGGTCTGTCGCTACAGGTTCGCGAGAGCTACTCGCTCGTGACCGGCAGCGTGCAGCGCACCTATTGCCTCATCTACGGTGCGGCAAAGGGATCGGCCAGCTCACTTGTTCGGATCGTGTAAGTAACAGAATCATCCGGGTTGCCCGGACGCATCGGGGGGTGCGTCCGGGCTTTCCCACTCCAAAAATATGAATAACCCCCTAGTGTCTCTTGCTTTAATCGTCGGCCCCAACGAGGGCGACATTCTCAAACGCCTTATTCAATCCGCCCGTGGTCTATGGGACGAGGTTGTCGTCGTGGCGGCAGTAGGTAAAAATGAGGCGCACAGTGTGCGTATTTGCGCTCAGGAGGCCGCTGGTGAGGCTTTAGTCTGGGGAGAGTACGAGAATAGCCCAGAGCATAAGGATTGGCCTCATATCGATAATTTTGCCGCTGCTAGGAATCAGGCGTTTAACCTGGCAAAAGGCAAATACGTCATCTGGGCAGATTGCGACGATCTGTTCGACGGCGACCAGGCTAAAATCCACCGGCACGTTATCGAGGAACGCGAGAAAGCCGACAAAGGCTGGGACATCCTAGTCACCCGGTACGATGTCCAAAATAGTGGAATGCGGCAAAACCGCCGGGAACGGGTATTCCGCAGGCAGGCTGACGGATCCTTGCCAGCCATCTGGGAACGGGCAATCCATGAACGGGTTAAGCCGATCGAGAAAATGGAAGTCGGATTAGCCGACGGCCTAGTCATCGTTCACGCACCCAACAACTGCAAAAAGAACTCCAGCGACAGGAATAAGCGAATCCTAAACAGCGTATTAGAAGGCGCTGGGATGAACTGGTACTACATCGGAATGGAGTCGTTTTTGCGGAACGACTACCAGACTGCCATCGGCCCTGTGCTACTTGCCTTAGAACATCCAGACGTAGGTATCACGGAACGGTACCAGCTCTTGTGCATGGCGGGGGTGATGTGCGCCGATCCAGCAAAACGCAGAAAATATCTGGGCGAGGCAGTAATGATTCAGCCCACACGCCGAGAGGCTTACGGCCACTACGCAACGCAACTGATGGACGATGGCAATTATCACGAGGCAGTGCGACTGCTTCAAATCATTATGACCCTCACGCCGCCTGCCGGAGTCATCTGGAATCTGGATGCCAAGTGGTACGGCCACATGCCGAACTTCTTGCTGGAACAATCCCTGCGGGTAGTAGGCCAAACCGCCGACGCAGATCGATGCCTCAAAGAAGCATTCCGCGCAGCCTGGGGACAGATCACCATTATATACCAGGGCGAGCTGGCAGACGTAGTGCGAACATCAAAACTAATGATGGACACATCGGATCAGCCCGCTGGTTTGCAGCATTTATTCATAACAAACCCTGGCGAAGATAAGTTTGCCAAGCGGTTGAACATTTGCACGAGCGTTGAGGATGCGATCAGTAAAACCCTCGGCAGGATATTGCTTCACGTAAAATGCGGAAAAGAAGTTGTCGTGCCTAGCTTGCGCTGGGATATGGATCTTTTGGGGCAAGGCACACTGCCAGCCGGAGCCACACGCCTGCCAGATCCTGTCGATCAAACGGGAAGCGTCATCGTCGGGTTAACCACTACGCCGACCCGCATAGGCAAGATCATGCCCACGATCCAGAGCCTACTGGCGCAATCGCGACCAGCCGATCAGATCATTCTGTCTGTGCCAGAGAAACTAGCACGCACAGGCGAACGCTTTGGCGATATTCCAAAAGAGCTACAGGCGCTGGCCGATGCTGGTAAATTGCAAATTCACCGCACAAAGGACTACGGCCCGGCCACAAAGTTTATCGGCCCGCTGGAAGTAGGCGGGGATCCCGACGATAAGATTTGCTGGCTGGACGACGACATCCTCTACAGCCCACTGCTTTTGCAGACCCTCGCCGAAGAACTAGATACCAGACCAAAAACGGCGTTAGGCGTCTGCGGATTTTTTATGACGGGATCTACCGGCTACGCCATCGCCCCAGATCACCTTGGCCATGCCGAGATTCTGGAAGGATTTGGCGGCGTGATGTGTCGGCGTTCGGACATGCCGAAGGCCGATCTGTGGCCAGCCATTCCTGCCAGCGAGTTTGCCGGGCTGAGTCCCGTGGCTCGTGCCAAGTTTTTGGCTGACGATTACATGATGAGCACGGAATTGCGGAAGGCTGGAACAGCCACGCTTGTCTGCAACACGCCAGAACTCAACCGAACGAATGCTTTAAAGATTAGGCCAGAAGGGCTAGGCGCCGACGCCTTGCAAAATAACAAAGGCACAGGCGGAAACCTTGCCGCCTATGCGTTGCTAAAAAATGGTTAAGACACTTACCATATCGGGCTACAATCGGCCCACATACTTTGCCCAGGTATTGAAGGCGTTGGCGTGGTGCGACGGCGTGGGTGAGTACGACGTGGTGGCTGTGCTAGATCCATCCGACAAAACGCAGGAGCTGGCAGAGATTGCCAAGGCAGCCGGTATCCAGACAATGATTATGCAGGAACGGTTGGGCTGCGGATCGATGATT